TGCTCGTACTGCTCGGGCTGCTCGGGCTGCCGGGGCTGCCGGGGCTGCCGGGGCTGCTCGTACTGCTCGGGCTGCTCGTACTGCTCGGGCTGCCGGGGCTGCTCGCGCTGCTCGGACTGCTCGGACTGCTCGGACTGCTCGCGCTGCTCGCGCTGCTCGGACTGCTCGGGCTGCTTGGGCGTTACGAAAACATCACAGGCAAAGCCACTGCCTGCGGTCCCAGTAATCGATAACATCCATCAGCGAGTATATGAGGCAGCGTCAAAGCCCCACGCATTCAACATGAAAACATGGCACACCTGTGAACAAGCGCACTGCCGTGCAGGATGGGTGATTACATTGGCGGGTGATGCCGGCAGGAAATTAGAAGCTTTCTTCGATACGCCATTGGCGGCAATGAAGATTTACGACGCCAGCTCATCATTGCCCAAAATAAGTCCCGTGAGATTTTTCGAGGACAACGAAACTGCGCTTGCCGACATGAAGCGTATGGCCGAGGCCGAGGCTTCGCTATTAGCCAAGGAGAAATCACAATGAGCGAAATGGATGTGAATGAGTCAGTCGTTCGCAAATTGCTTGACGTTGTGGATGCTGGTCTGACCAGCGGTCTCGGAAATCAAATTCCCGGTCAAATGTGCGTTGAGGCCGCAGTTTGCTTTGCACTTGGTTTGCCTCATGGTGACAAACCTCAATGTGTCGCGCCTGCATTGCGTTCATTGAAAATTCGTTTGAATGACGCAAGTTGGTCCTCAAACGAGACGCGCGCAAAAGGCTTGCGCCGTCTTGCGGTCGCGCAACTCGGAAGCGCGGCCACATTGGATGAAAAAGAATTTGTGCGTCGCGTTGTCGATTATGCGTTAACCAAATCAGTCCCGCTTGCACTTCGCTATGCCGCCTCAATCCATCGCGATCCGAAGCACAAACAAGTTTTGCTAGGTGCCGCTTCACGATGCGAACACGATGCATCGACAAAGGCAGCATTAGAGGCAAAAAAGACCGCCGCCGCCTCCGCCGCCGCCGTCGACGCCGCCGCCTACGCCTCCGCCGCCTACGCCGTCGACGCCGCCGCCTACGCCTCCGCCGCCTACGCCGCCGACGCCGCCGCCTACGCCGCCTCCGCCGCCTCCGCCGCCGCCGTCGACGCCGCCGCCTACGCCGCCGACGCCGCCGCCTACGCCGCCTACGCCGCCGCCGCCGCCGCCGCCGCCTACGCCGCCGACGCCGCCGCCGACGCCGCAGGTGGCAGCGGCGATGAGGCGTTGTCGTCCTATGCTGAGGACATCGTGCAAATTCTCATAGAAATGAAAGCCCCTGGTTGCCAGTGGCTTCCGCTCACGGAGCAGATGCTATGATCCTCTCCATTAACCACCTCGACGGCCGCTGCATCGCGTGGTCATGGTTCGGTGCGGAATGGCCTAACGCGGTCGGTACTTGGACTCGCGGTGTCATCCAGCTCGAATTCGAATGCCACCGTGATGATATTCAGATTTCCGAAATCGATGAGGATGTGTTCACCGTGCTCGGCATTCCGGTGGCCAGGATCACAGCTAGGGACGATCCCCAATGAAACCCCGCATTGCAATCGACTGTGCCCTGTGGGCTCTGCGGCACGGGTTCATGGTCCGGTGCAGGCCGCAGCTCAAATGGAGGATACAAAATGCCTGTAGGGCAAGGAAAAGTGCGGCTTGTGCTGAACGTAAGGCCAGAAACGCATCAGCTCATTTTTCAGATGTCCCAAATGCACAAAATACCAATGGCTGAAGTCGTTGAAAGAACCTTTGAGGCTTTTGCTTTTCGGCTCTTGGAGCGGGAACTCCCTGACATCCTCGCAAAAACGGAAACCCTGAAATGACCGACAAGCCCTTTGACCCGACCGACCTAAAGCAAGCGCTTGCATTGTTGGAGAAAGACTACCCGCTTCCCTGGAGGGTGGCCCAGCGCAGTTACGACCATGAGCAAGTCATCGCTTCAGGGAATCGCGTACTTGCTAATTGTTTTGCTTGCGCTGGAAATACGGAGCAACGGAAGGCGATTGTTGAACTGATAAACGCCATTCCAGAATTGCTCACAAAAATTCATTTCTTGGAGAAAAGCCATGACCTTTGACCCGACCAAGCCGGTGAGGTGGGTTGCTCTATATCGCGCACCAGACGGTTCTTTTCACGCTACTCTGCATAAATCGCGAGAGGCGGCTGTTAACCGCGGCGCTATTTCTGTTCGTGTTGTCGAGATCGAGAAAGGACAGTTCGATGATTGATGCGATCCTTTGTTACTTCGGGCGCTGTCGATCCTGCATAACAGCCGAGGACGAAACTGGCACTTGGGGCGAATGCACTAGATGCCACAAGCGGCACGGATTTGTCAGTCGTGACGACCTGGAAGCTACATCGATCGAGGAGGGGCAGTTTGATGAGTGAGACATGCCGATAATGATCAGCGACAGCGAGCGCCAGAACGTGACATGGTGCGAGGACTGCGATCATGTCCACCCGGCAACTCGCAACAAGGAAGAATACTACTGGCTCTGTCTCAAGTTCCCTAGGCCGAAGGGCCATGGGTTCGTGTCCCGAACCGTGTGGACAGGAGAGCACTATAACCGCTGCGCGAATATCAACATGGGATTCTGTCCCGTATTTGCGCCGCGACGTGTACCGCCGAACGCCGTAAAGCCGGCTGAAGATGCGGCGGATAGGGGTGGTCCGTGAAGTGGACCCAGGAAGCGGACCACCCCGCTCAACTCAAACAGGAGAACCGAAATGAAAATCTCAGACGTATTTCCCTCCAAGTACGTGCGTGCAGCAGAACTAGGAGATCGTCAGGTGACGCTCGTCATCGCGAAGGTCGTCACCGAGGATATCGGCGATGACGTCAAGCCCGTGATTTACTTTCAGGGAACCAAAAAAGGCCTGGTGCTCAACAAGACCAACGCCAACAATATATCCGCTGTCTACGGCGACGAAACGTCAGGCTGGGTCGGCAACCCGATCGTCCTGTATCCGACCCAGGTTGATTTTCAGGGGCGCAGCGTCGAGGCCATCCGGGTCAAGATCCCCAAGGCATCCCGCAAGGCTGCCGTCGTCACCCAGGAAAACGGAGACGACCAGCCGCGGCGCAATGACGAGGATCTGGACGACGAAATCCCGTTCTGATGGAGTACTTCATGGGAGTCTTCAAACGAGGCGACAACGGACCGGCGCCAATGCCTCCCGTCATGCGCCGGCCGAACCCGCCGCAGTCCGCGGACGAGATCAAGACCAAGGTCACATCCATGTGTGCCGGCGTGGAGAGGACGGGAGAAGCTGTGATTTCTGACGTGAACCGGCTGGTATCCGAGGCCAAGCGCGGTGAGCTGGTTCTCGTTCGCCTGATCGACGCCTACGAGGAGCGCACGCAGCGGGCCCGTCAAGTCATGAGCGACCTGATGTCCAAGGGACTGTGCGAGCTTGAGGACGCCCTGCGCAAGGCCAACGACGAGGCGATGAATCATCTGGAAAATCGAGTAGCGTCCGATAGTGAGGCAACAAACATAACCAACGATTGAGCCGACCAAGCAGATAGTACCGGCGCCCTTGAGCGAGTCGTTGAACCCAAGAGCACCGAGGTTGCGGAACGAGCTGTAACGGTTGAGAGAACCGAGAAAAAAGATCGAGACTGGAGATAAACACTGGTAAGCGAGTCGTCGTCACAGAGAGAACCGAAATCGAAGATCGTAAAAACCATGAAACACCTCGGATTCATCATCGCCTTTTTCTTCGTCGTCTCGCCGGCATTCGGGTCGGCGTGCATGACTCGATCCCAGTGCATTGCATCGGATGCCGGCTACTGCCGATATTATCGATCGACGGCGGGCCGATGCTGGCACCCACAGGCGCGCGATGTGCGCCACACGATCCCCTCCCGACGAACAGCAGAAAGGAAGGTGATGCCCCGTTCCAAATCCAACAACATACGTGATACGCGGCCCCTGTCTCTCCCCAGCGAGGCAGGGGCCATTCCGATGCCGCAGCCTGATCCTCGATATGGTATATGGCCGGAGCTGGAACCGGCGACATTCAGTGAGCGATTTGAAGGAGACCATCCGTGACTGACCCACTAATCTCCCAGGACGCTATTGACCTGATCGTCAGGGAGGAAGATTCCGACAAGGCGTACTACGAAAAGCACTACACCCACTTCGAGTGGCCTGAAGGTGCTAGCGGTCCGACGATCGGCATCGGCTACGATTGCGGCTATGTCACTCAGGCAGAGGCCGAGAAAGACTGGGAAGGCATCGTGTCGGAAGAGACGATCGCGGCCATCAAGCGCGCATGCGGCATCAAGGGCGAAGCGGCACACCAGTGGGTCCGCGCGCACGGCGGAAGCGTGACGATCACATGGGACGAGGCGATGCTGGAATTCACGACGCGCGAAGTGCCCAAGTGGGTTTCTCGAGTCAAGGCATATCTCAAGAACACCGACAAGCTTTCGCCAACGTCGCTGGGCGCGCTGGTGAGCCTCGCCTACAACCGAGGCGCCGGCGTATTCGTCGACCCGGGCGCCCGTTATGCCGAAGGGCGCGCGATCCGGGCGCACATGGCCGCCGGCAACTTCGCGGCCATCCCGCACGACATCCTGTCGATGCAGCGCTTGTGGCCGCGGGGCGGCGACCTGTGGCGGCGCCGCGCGCACGAGGCCGCCTTGTTCGATAAAGGCCTTCAGCGTACGGTGAACGAGAGCTCGGGAGCCTGAACACAAATAGGCTCATTGCTCAGCTCTCCGCACGTCAGGCACGTATTGACCCTATATCGAGCCTCGCCTGCCGGCAGATGCGACGGGATCATCATCCATTTTTCGCTATTAACGATATGATATGTTTCGGGCTTGGCCGGATCAGACGGGAGAGCTGCAAGCTCCGGCGGGGAAATGTAGTCGGGCTCTAACTTGTGAACGACTCTTTCCAAGTCGATGATCTCTCGATCGTTGACGACTCGCTGGCAATTGAAATCCCACCGTACTTTGCGCCGCAGCGTCACCGTCGACGGTGACGACACATCGTTGGGCTCGATCGAGCCGCCCAGGAAGGCAATCGGTGGGGTTCTTTTCAAGATCCGAGATCGGTCATAGATCGAAAACGACACGTAGGCCAGCAGGGCAGCGACCGCGGCGGCTGCCGTCACGGTTGCCGCCTGGCTCGGCAGCCACCTCACGGATGCCCCCCTCCTTTCCACCAGTGGTCGCTTATCAGGATGTAGGCCCATATCGCTCCAAGGATCGACGCCACCGTGGCCACAAACGACTTCCCGCGGCGACGGAGGCCCTTCCACCACTTCTTGTCCTCCGCATCAGCTATTATACCCTCGGCGTGGTCGGCCAGATCACCGGCGTGCTTAGAAAGTCTGATGACGTCGTCAACGTAAGGGGCGATCCCAACGACAAGGCGCACGAATTCGTGCATGTGTGGGCCGATCTCGTGCAATGGGCGGGCGGCAGTGGCAAATTTTACGATAGCGTCAATATCCTCGGGTTGCAGGACGCCTCGCGCCTTGTCCTCGGTACGGTCTCTGCGACCCTCAACCATATGTCAATACCCCGTGACGGGCCTCAGTTATGCGTTTCACGGTAACATTTTGTGTTTAAAATACAATGACATGATCCGTTATGGTCTATGCCGAAAACTTTCACGATATCACTCTGACCCAAATACTCTTAAAGCAAAACCCTCCTTGCTCTTTCCGCGAGCTATCAGGTCTTCGCACAGGACCACAGCTTCGTAGGAGTCCCGGCAGAAAATCTCGATGAAAACAACATCCTCCGCGGCCCGGATGACCAGCTTCTTGCCGATCCGGAATATCTCGGTCATTGCAGCCTTACCGCCGTCGTCTTTCTGCGCTGGCGTTGAGATGACGACGCATCTGAAATCCCGAGGACCGCCAAATTGACGCGGTAGCGCTTAGCCAAGCCCAGAGCCACCCGCGACATCACATCATCACGCTGGGCAAACTTGGGAAGGCTGATGCCGATCAGAGCGCTCATGCCCACAACATCAGCAGAAATATCGGTGAAGATCGGCGAGCAGGCGACATGGAAATCCTGTTCCTGCTGTGATGGTGGGGCGATCGTCAGGTTTCGCTTCTCTTGGTACAGAGTGAATAGTCCTGCCTTTGGCGGCGCCGTCTGTAGTGTAGTCCCCAGATCGAGCATCGCCTGCCAGCACTTTCCCGAATAGTCGGGCGGCGTAACCGCATTGGCGAGCTTGAGCGCGTTCTGAAGATCGCTCTGGGCATCAGGAGATTGGAGCACCTTGGCAAGCACCTTCAGTGCTGCCTCACGCGCAAGTTTGGGAAGTCCGGCCGGCTGTGCATGAGCCGTACCGCACAGGAACAGAGAGGCGACAACGATGATTGCTCTCATGGCGTAGGCTCCTTCGGAGATGTGGGAGGCGGCGCTGGCGTATCTCCGTTCTTCGTGGCGGCGGCGATTAGCGGTGCGTTCTTGTCCTCTGAACCCTTCGATGAACCCATCCACCATTGGAGTGCGGTGATGAACCCGGTGCTCACATAGATGCCGATCAGGGTGTTCAAGAGTTGGTTGGTTGGATCGGGCGGGCGCCACCAGAACAGGACGAGAATGGCGAAGGAGGAAATCATCATCCAGTAGACGATGATCGCTCGAGTGTCGGGAATCATCTGCTTCTCCCTATTTGCATTTCGCTAGAGCTTCGACGGCCGATATGAATTGCGCACGCTCGCGCTCAGCTTGGGCTCGTTCATCCGCATTGGCCACGGCGCGAATGTGCGCGATGTATCCCAGCAGGGACATGAGTCCGAATATCACGACGATGAGCGCCAGAACCACCGGCTGCGATTTCATCGATTCGAAGAACGAACCGACCGCCTTTGCGGTTTCCTCGCCTGCTCCTGGATTCATGGCCGGATGTAGTTCCCGATGTAGCCAGCCCCGAAAATCATCCATGCCGCAAAGATGAGGATCTGGCACGGAATCCACAGGAACCAGGGCAGGGAAAACGAGAACAGGAACGCAATGAATAGCGTCAACCACCACAAGATCAGGAAAGGCTTTTCTCTCATCAGTACAGGGCCAAGACCCCCGTTGTTCCGCCGGCCGCAGTGAACGCCGTGATCTGGATCGGCAGCCATGTCCCGTTGGGAACGTTGGAGAACGTCACAGAATTGCCGCTCGCCATGGTGAACACCGGGCTCCCCGACCCGCCGACGAACACCGACCGGGTGGTGCGGATAGTGGCGGCGCCCGCCGTCAACGCTACCGCGTCCTGAATGCTGTCAGATGGTCCCCAGGGCATGTTAGGCCTCCATGGTGCTGCGTTTGGCGCGGTGAGCGACATCAAATCACCCGCGCTTGAAATACAGGGCGACGGTCGGAATGAGCACGGCGAGATCGAACACCCCCGACACCGCCAGCTTGAGAATCGTCGGATCGATGACCGCGATCAACGCCAGAACAAACGCCCCGACCACCGACAGCAGGGACAGCGACCTAGCACTCAAGATCATCGCCAGCGTCGACAACGTCGCCAGCATCTGGTCGTGGTAGTGTTCGCTTGATGGCGTCGAGGGCTGGTCCTCCGTTTCCGTCGGGGTAGTGCTTTCCGAACCTGTTCCAGGACGAATTGAAAGGGTTGCCGCCGGGGTGGGGATTACGGGCCGCTCCGCCACCAGGCGGACCCTTGGTCGATCGGAGCCGGTTGCGGAGCTCGTCAAGCGCGCCTCCATCGGGATCATCGCTCAGTCGATTCTTGATCGCCACCCATGACGCCAGTTGACGGAACACCTCTAGCCGCATTTGCAGCGATACTTCAACGCCCTCGTTAACACCCTTCGCTAAGGACATCAATTCCTTGGCGAAGCTGTCCATATCGGAAACAAACTCGTCTCGCTTGGAGGTTTTCGCGTTCTTAGCCGCCATCACCTGACCGCCTCTCCGCTGCCCGCCGCCACCGCCGGTGCTACGATATCCTGCCCCGCAGCGGCCGGCCCAGCGAGGTAGTTGCCGACCGGCAGAGGCGGCGAGGTGAGCAGGCGCCGCCCGAGGTCGGTCTGCGCAATATCCGGGGCGAACATCAGCTTGGCGATCGCCTCGTTGAGCTGCGGGTCCGGCCGCCGCGACACATCCCGGTGCAGCCGCCACATTTCGCCAATTGCCGTGAAGAATCGGGCCTCCACCAAGCTGCGGGCGATCCGGGCTCCACTGGCCATGGTGCTGGCCTTCTCACTCTCATCTTCGGCGAGCCGCTCCGCCGTCTGCGACCCCTTGAGCAAATCGTTCTTGGTCTTGGCCATGATGTTTTCGCTAGAAACAGAATCAACAAAGCTGTTGAAGTCCTTGTCAGACTTGAAGAATGGACGCATTTGATCGCGCATCCACGGATTGCGAATCAGGGCGCGTGATTCGTCCGAATTAAACCCCGCCTTGCCGAGCCGCTCGCGCAGCATGTCCGCCAATCCAACGCGGGCGAATTCCTGATCGTTGGCCGAAAGGTCATTGACCAACGCCTGATTCGCCTCCGGAGACTGACCGAATGCCTGCCGGCCCGCCCGCATGGCATCCAGGCTCGCCGAAGGGCCACTCCATGCCTCCCGGGCCTTCCGGTACACCCCGGACGTGTCGAGGCCGTCCAGTTCGGTCACGTAGGCCCGCCGAACCCGGTCGAGCGCCACCCCCAGGCTGGACAGACGTCCGGTCAGCTCGTTGCGTTCCTCCGCCACCATGGCGTCAAGTCCCTGCTTGGCCATGTCGAGAACCCGCATATTCGGGGTTCGGAGAAGCTTGATGTTGCCCTCGGCATCGAGGTCCACCCCCATCATGGTCGGATCGAATTTCCTCCCCTCCGCGAGCGAGTTGAGCCGTTCGATATGGTAGCCGCGCGCCATGCCGCGGGCGACATCGGGGTTCTCAAGGAACTGCTGAAGACGGGGCGACCACACCCCTTGGAGCTTGTCAGTGTCGGCATAAAGCGGCTTAGACGCAGCACTGCGGGCGCTCAGAAGCGCCTCGGTGGTCTCGAACATGGTAGCGCCGCTGGACACGTACCGATCAACATCGGCGTGCAGGCGCTCTGCCGCCGCTTCGTCCCGCTTGGTGAGGAACGATTCGGCCATCTGACGTGATTCGCCCGGTGCCCGCGCAACGTGCCCCCCGAGCGACCGCAGGTTCTTGCCAGCAAAGTCCGCGATCGCCATGGGTTTGCCGCCCTGATTGGCCGCGTCGACCAGATCGAGCATTTGCTGGGCGGTCGGGGCGCCGTACTTACTGTCCTGATCGATCCTTTTCAGAACAGTTCCAACGGCTTGCGTCATTATGTTCTCAGGATACTTCCGCACTAGGAAGTCCCCGAGCTTCTCGAGCCCGAGCGACGCGCCCTTTCCGGCCACGCTCAGGCCATAGCCGAGGACCGCGCCCTCCGTGAGTTGGCGGCTTTTTTCACGCCAGAATGACTCTTCTTTCACGGGGTCTACCGGCTGGGATACGCCTCCAATGCCGCCGGCAATCACGGCACGGGTCATGGGGGTGATGATTCGCGGCACGAACGACGCCGCGGCGCCGCCCACCCCCGCCCCGGTCACGAGATTCCCCAGAAAACGGCCGGCGGTCATCCCCTCGGGCTCGGCCGGCCTCACCTTCTGCTCGGTCTTGACGCCTTCGGCCGGCGCGGACGGGCCCGGCCGGGGTGCCGCGGCGGAAGCCCCGAGACCCGTTCCACGTGAAACCATCTGGGCGACGCCCAGGACAGGATCCGCCATCCCGTGCAGAAATTCCTCGCCGAACGACGGTTCGCTCCCCTGGACGATGTTGCGCTTCTGGGCTTCCTCGTAGGCAGATTTCATGTCAGGCGGCAGGATACCGCGCCGGTAAGCCTCTGAGAGAAGTTGCTGGCGATCGTCGGCCATCACTTGATCCCGAGCTTCTTCTTGAGGTCTTCATCGCTCATGGACGCGGCGTCATTGGCGCCACCGCCCATGGGCTTGCCTTCCCTGAATCCGCGAACTGACTCCTGTTCCCGCTCCAAGAACGCCTTGAGCTGCCCGATGACCCGTTTGTAGGTCTCCTTGCTGTCCGCCGTGCTCAGCATGTCGAGCGCCAGACTGCGGTCTGATTCGCGCATCACTCCGCGCGGGTTCATGGCTCGAGCCCACAGTTCGGCCAATTGCAGGTTTGCAAGGCGGAATTCCTTCAGATCCGGGTCGCTGACCGATGCCTCGCTCGCCTGCAACAGCTTGTTCAGCGGCACGAACCGGGTTCGGTCGAGCTTGTCCGACATGGCCAGAGCCTGCGGGATGGCCGCATGGGCGTTGCGGATGATGAGCTCGATATTGGCCGCGGCAGTTCCCGCCGTTCTGGCCTCAGAGGTCAGGCCGGCCGTGTCCGCCCTGAATTTCTGCTCGATCTGGGCGAGCTGTTCCGGCTTGATTCCCTGTTCTTCAGCCACTTCCCGCATCCGCGCCATGACGCGGCGCCGATCCTGCGGTCCCTGCATTCCGCGGAACATCGACGGCGGCAGCACGCCGCCCTTGGCCAAAGCCTGCCGCGCGGCGAAGTCAACGTCCTGATCGCTCAGCCCGCCTTCCGAGCCATATTTCACCTTGGTTTCGAAAAGCTTCTGCGCCGCTTGGTCACGCTGGTGGATCAGCTCTTTGGCGAAGTCGATGTTGCCGGTTTGCAGGGCGGTGATGGTCTGCTGGTCGCCGATCGAGGCGGCGATCGCCTGAAGCTTGGCCTGCTTGTCCTGCATCGACAACTTGGTGTCGTTCCACACCATGTCATAGCGATCTTTCTCGACCGCATTCTGCTTGATGACCTGGTCGACGCTATCGCTCCATTTCTGCCGGTTGCGCTCGATCACCTCCTTGTCGCCCTTCTGGAATCCCTCGATGTAGCCGGTGGCCGCCGCCATGGCGCCCATGCCGTGCCGGCGCGACATCAGCGAACCCATCAGCGTTGCGAACACGAGACCGGGGGACGATTCCTTGAACACGTCCCGGTAATTGTCCTGAGGTGCCTTGGGGATGTCCTGAAGCTTGGCGTGCGCCGGATGCGGAGTAGGAGTGGTCAGGAGCTCCGACCGCAGCTTGCCGAGATCCTTGATGGTGCCGATTGCGGTATCAGTCGCTTCCGTCCTCTGCTTGAGCAGGGAATCGATCTCGGACTGCGAGATTCCCGTGGGCGGGGACAATGGCGCGGATGACGGCGAACCGGAGTCGGCCGAAGGTGAGGGCGGCGGTGTCGAAAAACGCTCGTCAAAAGTCGCCGGAGTCGTGTAGTCGCTTGCGTCTGCCATGTCACAATGCCGCTATTCCTGGTGCCGCCTTGGCAAATGCCCCACCGATCGCCGAGGCAAACTTGCCGATGGTGTCCTGAGTCGACGAATCCTGCTTCATCTGCGCAGCCATCAAGTCGCTGAACACCTTGGCCTGCTCTCCAAACAAGTTACCTGCTGACGTGTATCCTTGCTGAGAAATCCCAAGCGCCTGCAACGACTGACCGATGGTCTGCTCGCCGAGCTGTGCCATCTGCTGAGCGATGCTGAAGCGAAGCGCCGTCGCCTGGTTCTGGATGTTGGCGATCGCGTCCGCCTCCATCGTCGATCCGGTCTGGCCCAGGGCCGCATAGCGCGCCTTGACGGTCTGGATGGATTGGTTGATCTGATTTTGTACCGACTGTTCCGCCCCCGGCGGGAGCTGGCCGGATTGAATGCTCGAGAGAAGATCGGTACCGGTCCCGAACAATTGACCTTGCCGCTCGTGTGCGACCTGTGCCTCTCCTACGACATTGCCGGCCTCCGCCGTGATCCCGCCGGCCGCCGACGTCAGAGATCCCTGGAACGGAAGACCACGTTCATTCGACAGAAGGCTGGAAATTCCGATGCCCGCCAATCCGGCCGCCCCCGACAGAAGATTGGGGTTTTGCGATAGCAACCCCGCAAATCCGGTAGGGGCTCCCGAGCTGTCAATCGCCGTTGCCATGGCCTAGATCCCCAAAACCGACCGAGCCGCCGAATGCTCCCGATAGTTCTGATCGTACCACGATTTGTCCATATTTCCAGTGAGGTCCGCACCGCTTGTTCCGAGAGCTGAATTCATGTCGTCGTGCAATGACTGGTGACGTCGCTTCCATGAAGCGTCCTTCTTGATGACGGGAAAGATCGCTGTAATGTTGAGGCTGATGTTGAGAACCCTCTTTGCGGCATTGATGATCTCGAGATGATCCTGCCAGTGGGCAAAGTCATAGGCTGCCTGGTGCAGCTTGTCCGGCTCGGATGAGATGTTGGCCAGAGGCATGGTCAATTCCTCACCGTTACGATGAGAGAATCCGTATTGTTGGCATCGAATGTATTTGCATTGACTCCATCTGATTTCTCGTTCCTAGAAATAATATGAACACCGAGAGAGGGAGCAAATGATAGTCCCCCCGCAGTTATACCAATAACGACATTGGAAGTAGGATTGTAAACCAGGGTTAGAACTGATTGGGTGAACGTGCTTGTCGAATCAAATCCCAATCCACCAGCAGCACTTGCGGCAGTTGCGGCAACAAGGTCAAACCGATTAGTAATTTGAGCCACAACGGCGTCCTCGGCAAGTCCAACAACATAAGTCACCTGATTTCCTGCACTTGCTCGCGCCTGTCTTATGGTTGCGCTCGTATAAGTATAGGAAGCTCCGTTATCAGTTACGTTAGCAACACCGCTCACTCGATTGTATGTATTCCATACCCCCAGGAAACCGGCAGTACCTCCCGATGCGGCGGCTCCTATGATGTAATCAATCTGCGATGACCCATTGCTTCGGATCGTTCCCACGTAGGTGCCGCGCGATGCCGCTGGACCGTTGGTGATGGATGCGTTGTTGAGTAGAATCCCGTTGACACGAGTCAGAGCCGTGCCGGCCGATCTCGCCGTGTCACTGGTCCATGCCGGGCCCCGCGTGCACCGATTGGTGGGTCCAGAATCAACCCAGCAAAAGATATCGTAGACCGAGCTGGCCGCCACCGCGGCAGGCGACTTTGTGGAGTCCGTCGTCGCCTGGGACACTTCGGCAAAGGCCGTGAGATTGAAATTCGACCCGTCGTAGATCGGGACCAGATTCCCGACTGCCGGAGTATAATAAACGGTCGTGGCGCCGCTGACGGTCGAAGTCAGAACCGGAGTGGCTGACGTGAGAGTCACCCTTCCCTGTGCGGGAATAGTAATCTGCGCAGTTCCTCCGCTCGACGAGGTGCCGCAGCTGATCCCCGAGCCATTGGTGTAGTTAAGATGATTTCCTCCGGTGTCAGGACACGAGGACCATGCATTCTCAAGTGGGCTCGCGCTGCTGCCGGTAGAGTTTCCGATCCACTTGTTTGCGCCGATAGCATTGATCATGTTCGGATTGGGCTGCGTCGTGTTGGGCGCGGCCAGAAGAATTGTCAGCCCGAACAGGAGCAGGAACATGCCAATCGTGAAAAGTCCTTTTCTCATGTTCTTGTCCTCAGAAGTGATGTGAGTTGTCTACGGCGCCGCCGGGTAGCGCCACGGTTCCTGGATTCTGAATGATCGTGTGCGAATCGATGTTTCCGCACGCCTGTATGTTGTTCGCGCCATCGGCCAGCTCTAGCTTCGACGTCGCGATCCACGTTGTCGCGGCAGGAACAGAGCAGGCAAAAGTCGTTTGCGCAAAATTCAAAGCGCCAGGATTTCCGCCGACGTCAGGCGAGATAACGTTCCAGTGCGCAATCCCGCCCACTCCGCCAACAGCCGGGTCCCATCCTATGAAGTTGACCGTCGGCACCGACCAGAACACACCATTCATGGTGAATTCGCCGTTCGCTCCGCCACCGAACACATTCCAGTACTGCACAGTGACCGACCCATCCGGAGCAACAAATGCCGTGTTGTTGAACGTGAACCCCTCGTTGTTGGTGTAGAAAACCGAATCCATAGAGCAGACACATTGCACAGAACCGGCATTTGAAACAAATACCCCCGTCGTCACCGCAATCAAAGACCCATTGTTGTCGACCACTCCCGAGCCAAACCCTGCTGGTGAATCGACCAGATTGCAGTTCTCAAGTAGAATGGAATTGTTGCCTGGAACCGCCACCGTTAGCGTTTGATAGTCGCTAGCGATACTCGCCGAATTGATCCCATTGAGAGACAGCACGGACGTTCGCAGGGTGGGATTGGAATTGAACGAGCCGTTTTTTCTTTGAACCCATGTCGAATCGTAGCACTGGAAACCACCGGCGCCAAGTCGACTCCCGGTAGGCCATGACACGGCGTAAACATAGACCAGAGCGGTAGACGCTTGAGCGTCCATGTTGACTTGCCGGAAGCGAATCCCGCTTATCACGTCTCCGGTGAACCCATTTACGGCTGCAACCAGGAACAGAATGGCAGGCACCGTTGCCCCGTCATACTGTACCTTGAAATTTTCAAAAGTGACATTGGTCGATCCGGATATGTCCCACCAAATATGATTGGTCGTAGAGAAGGCCACAGGCTCGAGAAGACTTGCGTCTCCATTTCCACGAATAATGAGATTGCTTTTCTTGGTGGCATTGATCGCCCCCACCTTGTAGCAACCGCCGCCGCTCGTGACCGGCGGGATGTAGATAACCGCCGGCCCGCCAGAGGCCGCTGCATCGGTGATTGCATTCTGAAATGCCGTCGTGTTGTTCGTCGAGCAGTCATCCACCGCGTTATAGGGCGGCAGCTTGACGTTGATCGTCACTGCCCCCTGAGAATTGATGCTGTTGTCGCCGGACTTTGCCGTAAGGCCCAATCCGGCCGCCACAGCCCCGGTCAGATTCCCAATGGATGACACGCCGACCGACGATATCGGAGCAGACCATGCGGCAAAAACTTCCTGAACGTTAGCGGGGATCGTAGTGTTGAAGGTGATGACGCCGCTTCCCAGGTTTATCGACCATGTGCTCGGATGTTGCGCCACCCCGTCGAAAAAGATGGATAGTTGCTTCTTGTCTGTCGGCAGAGGCGTGTTGGTCAAAGTAAGAGTCGACACCGCCCCCGGCGTCGTGAACGTCTGGTTGACGAACGATGGAACCCCGGTAATCTGGCTGTAAGGCAGGGTCGCTGCACACTGCCAGGTGCCGGAAGATCGGTACACGAAATTGGTGTTAGTCGCACAGAACGCCTGATCGAAAATCCCCGTCATCGTGGAGTCGGTTGCGGACCGAGCAGCAGATGTCCCGTTTCCGATCACATGACCGGGAGCGATCGTCTGCGCGAAAGCCGGCGCACAGAACAGCGCCAGAACAACAGCATAAAACCATGTTCTCATATTCCGATTCCTATCACGTACCACCCACCCGAGGTCAGCGGTGCCAACGTTTTGAATCCGCCGTTGATGTCGATCAACGCCACGCCATTGGTGATCGCCGCGGCTGCGCTGAACCCGTCGATGGTCTCGCCGGTCTGCGGCACGAATGTGATGTTGTTGGTGTTGGCATCATACTTGTAATCCTTGACCGTGACCGGAGTTGCACGCGTAGAGCTGGTCGGAAGAATGATGCTGGTCGCCGCCCCCACGGTCTTGTTCATGAGAATCGTGCTGTCGGTGCTTTGCACCGTGTAGTTCCCCGCAGCCGTGACCATGGTGTAGCTTGCACCAAGGCTGATCCCGCCCTGTACGCGAAACCCGCCGCCTCCGCTGTTCAAGGTCTGATCGAAGACAGCCTCATAATATGTCCCCGACGTGATCGCACTCGAGGCCGATATGGCCACCCCGGTCTGATCGAATGCCGGTAGAGACGGCAGGCTTGCTACAGCGATCGACACCGCTCCGGAGCTGGTCGACGCGGCGATAAAGGTGAATTTCATACCGCTCTGATAGGCGGTAACGGTCGGCGAGGTTCCAGTCGGGGTCAGAGAGATACTGTTGCTTCCCGACGCCGTGCAGAAGATATTCGAAAGCTTTCCGACAAACAGCCAATTCGTATCCCAGTCGGCCGCCGGGAACGTCCCGCCGGGATACGTCGCAAACGTATGCGGAAAGCCGCTCATTCCCCACTACGATTTCCTCGAGGCCATCGCGTCGGCATGACCGGATTGGGAAACCCGCTTTGTGATCCGGTGATGCCGAACGCTTCTGACGGGTCTTCATCACGAGCCACTCCGTTGGGCGTGATCTGCACCGCGCTGCCTTTGACAAGATTGGCAAACGGACCGGCATAGGAGGGATTGCCGGCATCGTCCCGATTGATACGAACCCGAACTGGCCCGATCTCGTTCGTATGCTTCACATTTCCAGACATTGATTGTCTCCTTTTACAAGACGATGTTGTCGGTCCACCCTAAAGCAGACAGTACGGCATTGATGCCGGCCCCCGTAGAGCCCGTGTAAATGTTCCCGCTTTCCAGAACCATCTCGACAGTTTCATTCGAAGTAATTACGCCAATGTTTCCAACAACCGTTATCTTTAACCCGATCAAGGGATAGGGAGAATTTGCTATCGACGTTGCATAGTTGTTGTTTGGCGCGACTCCCGAACTGTTGTCACTCGACCCTCCGCCCGTCGTGTCGATAGTTGACGCAAGAACGACTTTAATCTTTGACGCCGTAGTCGGCACGAACGGGGTTGTCGATCGAGCCGTCCAAAAACTTCCAAGACCCGCTGCTATCACCGGCAATGCCGTGGTCTGGCTTGCCGGCGTGACCACGAACTGAGCATCATTCCCCTTTTGAATGATGCGATGAAGATTGGTCGACGCCGCCCCGGTGCGAACCCATCCCACTCGTGCGCTGTAGATGTATCCTGACGGGAACGTGGGAGCCGTTGCCGACAGGGACAGCAGACCGGCCGTCACCGAACCGTTGAAAATGACCCACACCGAATAGAACGTGTTGGCCACGATAGAACCGGAATCAAGGCCGTTCGCGCCGCTTGCCCCGGTCGATATGGTGAGGCTGACGGTGGAGACTTTCGCCGCTCCGCCTCCTGCGGTCTCGAGCATCACCTCGTCCGCCGTCACCGCCACCTGTGTGTCCGGCGTTCCGCCGTTCTGGATCAGCAGATTCTTAGCAGAGCCGCGAACCGGCTGGATGACGGACGGCGTAGAGGCATTGAAGATGATGAACCCGCCATTGCCGCTGTCTAGCGCCGCGTTGAATGCCGCGATGTAAAACGTATTAATGATTATATCCCCGGAATTAGCCTGCAATCCGGTGGGCATGAACAGCTTGATGAACGCCAGAGCGCCGATCCTGATCGTCACTGTCCCGGTAACGCTGGCCGCTGCAACAAAGGAAACTATCTGATAATTCGCATAAGATGGAGGCAGGTAATAATTGGTTAGAGGAGTCAGGGTTATGGCATTAGTCCCGGTAGCGGTGCAGGGAATTGCGCCCATGGCTCCGGTAATACTGAACATCGTATCGATCAGGGACGCCGGCTGATTTCCCGCCGCCAGATTTGCAAATGTCGTCGGGAACGTCACGTCAGCCTCCGTATGGCGCGTCGTAGTTGTACAACATGGTCAGGCAAACAAGCGTGAAGTCCGCACTGATCGATCCGAGCGTCGCGCCTATGAACCGACCGTAGCACGTCGCATCCAGCATCGGCACAAGCAGAGAGGCCACAGAGAACACGATGATCCCGCCCGAAACGTTTGTGAAGTTGATGACACCGCCGGACGAATTGGTGAACTGGATCGCGCCCGATCCTGCCGCGATGATGCCGAATGTGACGGGATAGAGGTTCTGATTGGCAATGTTCTGCGCTTGCAGCGCGTTGCCCTGCTGATTGACCGCGGTCAGAGAGTTGATAATCATTGCCGTGTTGGCGAAGTCGCTGTCAAACGTGCCCGAGAAAATGATCCCCGATCCAGCATTGTCCCGCGCTACAAAATAGAAGCGATATAGCTTCTTGAACAAGATGAATTCCGCCGGACTCCCTCCGGGGAAAAACTTGGTCTGTATCGACTTGGCAAGCGTGGCGGACGGAGTCGTGAAGCACTGGAACAGAGTAGTTCCGTCACTCCCCCATGTTTGCAGGATCGAATTTACCTCGTTAGTGGCGACCATCGACAAGGTGCGATCCTGCGAGCCGAGAAACCAGCGGAAGCCGCCCTCCTTGACCCTGCCGTCAGTCATGCACAGGACATTGGCAAAATTTCCATTTTGATCCTTGGTCCGGATGAGCAGGCAGTAAACCTTGACCCCGAATATGACGGCACATGACGCCGTGGGGATTAGCGTGGCAAAGTCCGCATTGGCAAACAAGGTATCTAGATCAGACGAAACCTTCTGCGCGATCCCGCCGACGATCAGATAAATACCCTGCGGATTAGCAAACATGATGCCGACTCCGATCGTCGTCGTAAACTGCTGCACCGATCCGGGCCAGATCGTGCCGGACTGAGGATCTACATTCTGATTGCTGTACGAAGTGACACCGCCCGACGTCTGCGGATTGGAAATTACGCCGATCGATGAGTCGCCGAAGTAGTACAGGAACCCATTGGCCTGCCGCACAGCAACAAACGTCGCCCGCAGTGACGAATCCTGTTGCGGCGTCGACCCACCTCCGGCCGGGACAGAAAAGGTTGCGCCATTGCCCGCCCCGGACTGCGAGATGATGGACGGGAATCCTGCCGACGGAGGCGTGGTCACCCAAGCTCGGTTCTGGTAAGTCTCGACCGCATTGCCGTGAATGCCCGATGGCATGACGGTAGCCGTCTGGTTGGTCAGCCATGAGGGAGCATTCTGACCCGGACGAAACAGCGTCGATCCATCCCACGCAAAATATCCGTTGGGATTCTGCGACTCGCACACGATGATGATTCCCGAAGCATTCCACTGCGTTGCCGCCGGCAGCGATCCGCCTGCGTAAAACTCATTGGCGTTAGAGGAAATCGTGACTGTTGCCTGCGTTACCGGGTTCACTTGCACTGCGGTGCCATCCGACAGGAAAACTGCACATTGCTGGATGGTCGATATGTTGAAGAAGTAGTAATAGACGATGGTCTTGCCGATCGGTGCCGTGAAGATCACCGATCCGTTCGACCACATCGTCCTCATATTGCCGTCGCCAATCGGCATATAATTTTGCAGCCACGAAAATTCGTTATCGGCGATTGCCGGACGGCTGGCATTAGTGTTGATCCCAGAAAATTGCTGGATGTGCCATGTTTTCGGGGCTTCACCCTTGGGTGTATCTGGAAGGGGCGGAATCGGCATCACGACCCCTCGTACTGATCGGGAACGAACGCCGACCCCTCGGTCATCTTGCGCGCTCGAACCATCTGCAATTCATAAAGGTTGAACATCCGCGTCGCGTCATCTGCTCGACTCGAGTTCGAATAGCAGAGATACGCCGCATAATAAGGAACGGCATCCGACCACGGATAGGGAATCGCGTCCGGCGTGGTGTCGTCACTCAAATTGACCGGCAAGCATATCGTATCGAGGTCCATTGACATGACCTGACCGGGAATCGGGAACAGGTAGAACGAGCCGTTGATTCCCTGCCCGAACTGCGACCAGTAGGCGGGAAAATTCATCGCCGATATGGAATAGACGCGACAATTAGCCTGATACCAGGACCAGGTACGGCGGCGAAGCATCGGCTTGTAGACCGATCCCGATCCCCACTGAGCCGCAATCGAGTTGATGCCGATCACCTGGGACACGCCGGACGTCCGCGAGGCAAGCGTGTTGAGAGTCGAGAAGTTATAAGCTTCCTGCGTTGCGACGGTCGACGCACTGTTGTCGATGGTCGAAGTAACAACCGCGCCGCCGTTGGTCCCGTTGGCGTCCGTCACGGTGATGGTCGGCGCCGTCAGCCAGCCCCACCCTCCATTGGTCAGCGTCACCGACTGCACCACACCGCCGGAAATCACCGCGGTGCCGAACGCCTGGTTGCCGGACCCCGAGAAGTTGACCGTACCCGTCGTTCCGCTATAGCCCGAACCGCCGCTGGTCAAGTTGATAGACGTGATGACCCCGCCGGACAGCAGAGCGCGAACACATTCCCCCTCGCCGGCGACCTGGGAACGGGCAATGTTGATCTGGCTTTGCACAGACGAGAGCGCATAAGCCTGTGCGTTGGGATCATGCAGAAAAAACTGCGTCTGCGTGACATATGCGGACAGCACCGGCATCAGGAGTACACCCTCATGTCCACGTACCGCTCGAACGCCCCAACGATTGCGTCAGCCGTATCGTCCTCCCACACGATGCGCTGATGTGAAGGACAATTTGGCATCTGCCTGCCGGGCTCTACACCACAAACCTGCCAGTGTTGCGAGCTGAACACCCCGCCCAGAATATCATTGGTCGGACGAAACATCATGGTTGGAGCATCGCAGCCGAACGACAGAAACGCCGGACCGTTGCACACGAAGAAATTCATCACGGCGCCGCGGTAGGTCGTCACCCGCTCGTTGATCGGCATGGCACAATCGGGGATTATCAGAACGGACAGCCCCATCTTGGTGAAGGCATCAGCGGCCTTGAGCCATTCGGAGACTTTGCTGTTGCGCTCCGGCCAGTGTTCCGCCTGCCGCAGCGTAATCGTCACCATTCCCTGCATGGTCGCAGGATATTCATCCGGCGACCGCAAACAGCCGCCCACCTCGGAAAACGCCGACACGAAGCGATCGTGTCCGTACTCACGCGCCCGCACGCCGAAGATCGGCCACGGCGCCATGTGCGGTCCATCCGCCATTTCCACCCCTACGCAAGCCGGCAGCAGCTTGCAGATCGGGATGGCGACGTTTTGCAGCATCACCTTCTTGCCTTCCGGCTTATGCGGCCACGCGTTGTCATGACGGAATCCGTCCCGGTGACCTGGCAGGAACACCACCTTGACCTGCTCCTCGCCGACCCGGCGCCGCTCCTGCTCCACGCGCAGCATGAACGACACCAGCTCGAACGTCGGCGGGCTCAGGTTTAGGTCGTAGTAGGCCGTCAGCATGGGCGTCCTGCCTCCCGCATTATGTCGTAGAACGGCGCCTCATCGTTCTTGCCCGCGTCCCCGGTGATCTCCATCCGGTGCGAGAAGAACCAGTAATTGAGATCGTGCATGTTGCTCTGTCGCGCCCACTTCGCGATGTAGGCCGGCGACATGGTACACTCGGCATGGCCGAAGCTTTTCAGGTAGGGCGAGACTTCTACAACGGCGAGCTCGTCCCGCCCGGTGACCATATGGATTTCCTCACGCCTGAAGCACTCGAGAAGATCGCGGTCGATAGTGCCGGTAAACGCCAGATTGCGGTCGGCAACCACGGCGAACAGGCATGGCGTGAATACACGCGCGGCAATTCCACCCTTCTCGTCCTCAAAATAGATCTGACTCGGGATGGCCGTCCGCCCCTGCGGCCAGAAGCATTGCGTGATGATTGGATGGCGGTGCCGCATCGACCAGTCGAGCAGCTCGCCCGCCGAATAACCAATAGGCGGCGGATTGCCGAACAGCGGACCGATGGTGCGAGTGCCGATGCAGGCCACCGCCTTGTACCCTTCCTTGAAACGCCGCTCAGTCGCCGCAAAGCACTCGCGCGAGAAGATCACGTCCGCACACATCAAGGTCACGTAATCGCCCGGCTGGGCTAGACCGATCACCTCGCGGTGCGCCGCGCTCATGCTCAGGTACGATCCGTTTCCGGGGACGGGCAGAGTTTCAACCCCCGACAGCGCCTCCGTCACCTTGTCTGGCTGGTCCGTGTGGACCACCACCCGCATTTCGACGTCCGGAGGATCGCACGCTATCAGCGACGGAATGGTGAATTTCAGCAGAGTATCGACGTGATGACTGCCCCAGGCGGGAAGGGAAATCAGCCACATGACATCACCTCGTATTCGGGATGCCGCCCGAGATATTCCGGCGAGCCAACGCGCAGATCGCACGAATAGCGAACCCTGGTGGCCGCGGCCGGGATGTAGGTCCGGTGAATAATGTCGAGTCCGAACATCAGCACGTCACCGATCTTCATGTCGGGGCACCTGATGATCTCGCCGACCGGTTCGGACAGTAGGGCGGAGAAGGATTTCCGTGAGCCGTGCGGCAGCACACCCCTCTGCGGCATAAATTCCAGCGATGGTGTGGTGTCATCGATCTCGGTGAGCGGAATCCAGAACACGAGCCCATCGCCCGGATTCTCCGTTCCCATCGGACAGGCGTCCTGATGCCACGGCAGCGGTGTGCCGCCAACGGCGTGTTGCCGGCGCACCGACGTGCAGTCATAGATCGCGCGCAAGCCAGCACGGGGTTCGGGCTCATAGGCGATCCCAAGGAGAAAAACAGCCTCATCGATCAATTGCCGCAATTCCTCGACCTCCCACGAAACGTCGGCGTTGATCTTGGTCAGCGCCACCCCGTTTTGGAGGCGAGCGATATCACCCATCTGACCGGGCCAGCGGAACGTGTCGGAATAGGCAAAGAACGAATGCGCGGCTGAAGCCGCATCCTCGATCAGCTTTTTGGGCATCGCGCCGCGAATCACCTGAAAGACTGACGCTTGGGTCACGTCGGCACCTTCATCATCTCGGCGATCAGGCCGTCGCCATAGACCTTGGGATTGAACAGCGTGCCGTGGTCGCAGGTGATCTGCGCGAATTCCTGCGCCTGCAACAGCAGCGGAGCGGTGAGCCGGAACATCTTTCCGTTGTACTTGATGTCGAACGGCACCGGCCGGTTCGGCTGATGCTGATAGGCGTGTTCCTCACCGCCCATGAAGCACGAGTCCAAACCGAAAAAGTGCTGCTGGCTGTAGCCGAGGATCTGCGCAAGGCCGATCGCGCGCAGCGTCACTGACGAGCCGCCGCCAACCGCGTCCTGCCCCTCGAGCAGGACGTAGGGCACCTCGCCGGCCGAATGCCAGATGTAGGTCTGATACGCCGACATGATGTCGAAGGTGGCTGGATCACAAGAAGACGCGACCAGGTACTTCACGTCCACATGAGGATGAATGAGATCAGCCGCGTCCGGCGAGGCGTCGAGGATGATGCAGTAGGTGGGAATGATCCCGCATCGAATCAGGTAGTTGTGCGCCGACCCGCACACCATGATGGCCGGAAACGTCGACACCAGGGAAAGAAACGAGGTCAGAGACGAGCCGCCCGAGACGATGGCGATCTCCTGTTCATCCGCCTTGGGCAGATCAAGCGCCAGCGGCAGACCGCGCCGCATGGACGACCGGGTATTGCTGATCTTCTGGTCGAATCCGATCGCCGACGTGATGTCGACCAGCGGCGCGAAGCTGACGACGTGACCCGCAAGCTCTGAAAGCTGCATGAATCCCTCCTACCCCTCCGGGGCGGAGGGATTTAGATCGGCTGGATGTAACTCGTATCCGCCACACCGCCAACGGTCATTGTCACCTGACCCACAGTCGTCGCGAGACCCGAGCCGCCCGCAAGGACGATTCCATAAGGGCCTGATCCCTGGAAACCGAACCCGTAATCGATCGGCACCGAGCCGGAGACCTGGATCTTGCCGCCCGCCGTGCTGGTGCCGGCAAACTGCGCCATGCGCGGCTGGGTCATGTTGAGGTCGGAGATCGGACCGGCCGTGTTCGCTGCGGCCGCCGACTGCGCCTTGCCGCCCGAGGTGATGACCAGGAACGGCTGGGCGTTGCCATAACCGGCACCCGAGACACCCGACCCGATGGTGAACCCGGTCACCACGTAGTTCATGATGACCAGCGCGTTGAGAGTCGACGCCGGAGAGAATGTCAGGGTCGGGGTCGAGGTCAGGGGGCTTCCCTGGTTGGTCGGGTAGAGTGCGGTCAGAGCGCCCGAGGCCGCCAGCGTGGCGTTCACGGTGAGGACACAGCCCGAGCCGGCCGTGTCGCGGAAATCGTTGATGACAGTGATGTTGGGCGCTGTGACATAGCCGGCGCCCTGGTTGACGACCGACACCGAATTGACAATGCCGCCGGAGATCGTGCACACGGCGGTCGCCTGGATGCCGCCGGCCGGCGGGGCATCGACCACGAGGATGGGCGGGAACAGGTAACCAGTACCTCCCGCTGTTATGGTGACGGTAGAGTTGATCGCGCCGCCGACCACCGGCTGCCACACGGACCCGCCCGCGGAGGCGGTGACCGTGAGACCAGTTGCGGTAGTGCCGATACCGTTGGTCAGGCCGGAGCCGGCCGCAACCACCATGGCGGCCACCGGGCACCCGGTCACGTTGGCAAGACGCCAGTTGCCGCCGTCCGAATCAACGGCGAGAGGCTGGAGCGAAGCCGCCGCGTCTACCGTGCGCCACAGCGACGAGACCGGATCGAGGAACTGAATCGAGGTGTACGGGCCGGTCGCAATCAGGTAGGTGCCGGCCGGAATCACGAAGCACTCGCTCGCCGTGAGCGTGACTGCATTGGACCCGCGGCTGGGAGCGAACGACCCGCCTTGCGGCAGAGGCCCCGCCAGAGCTCCGGTCAGGCTGAGGCCGATGCCCGCGCCACCGATTCGAGGAATTGCCATTGCTGCCCCCTGTTAGAACGCGCCGCCGGTGATGCCCGTGAGCTGCATCATCGCCGCCGGTTTCGAGCAAATCACGTTGAAGGCCACGATCAGGACGCCGATGTTGGCGATTTGCAGATTCGGGATGGCGCTGTAGAACCCGGAGAACGCGAACGGCGCGTCTTCCGACATGTACAGCGCGAGATAGCGGGAATTGATGACGTAGGCGGTGCCCTTCGGGCAGAACGGGTCCATGAAGATCGGGGTGTTGCCGAGCATCAGGCCGCGGAACCCAGCATTGATCGGGTCTTCTAGCCCGTAGCGCGTCCCCGGCATGGTCCGGAACGACTCCAGGGACATGAAGTCCTGCATCAGGGTCGTCCAGTCGCCGGGATTCATGACCACGAAATCCGGCGCCTCGCCGCCACCGCCGGTCGACACGCCGAATTTCGGGTTGACCGTGTTGCCGGTGGCCGAGCCGACCGATGCCTGCACGAGGTAGCGGATGAAGGAGGACCGGGTCAGGATGGCGGACGCGGTGCCGAGGGTAACGAGCTGGCCCTTCCAGAAGGAGTTGCCGGCGGTGGTGCGGTTGATGCCGCCATAGCTCGTGACGCTGGTCCCGTCATCGGTCGCCTCGAACAGGTTGTCGACCTGTTGCTGGCCGGGGATGGCCTGGTTATTGACCGAGGCCAGCAGGGATGTCGAGATCGACTGCACCGCCACCGTCTTGGCGTCCGCCATGCGGGCCTTCAAGATCGGCACGACGGCTTCCGACGACTGGATCAACGCCTCCATCCCCATGAAAGGAACGGGCACGACGCCGAGCTTGAGGTTGAATTCGGCGTTCTGGGCGGCAGTGAGCACCTGCGGCTGCGGGAACACGCCCGAATAGTCCGACCAGGAAAACTGGACGAACGAGCCGCCCTGCACCGGTATCGTGACCTGGCTCACCCCGCCGCGCGCCCGCTGGGCATTGCGCAGCAGCAGCGACAGTAGGGGCGTCGACTTGTAGAGTTGCACCACCAGGCGCGGGACGAAAGCGCGGCGCGTGAGTGCGGAAAGCTCGTTTCCGACCGCGCCGGACGGCACTATGCCTACGCCTAATTGCGGCATTTTAGCCCCCTATCGTTTACTTCGACTGCTCGTTGAAGTGCGCCATGACCTGCTTGTCGGTCCAGGCGTCCTCATCATCGAACAGCAGCTTGGCATCCTCATCGTCGGTCTTGGCGCCGAACCCCCACCCGAGCCCGTTGAAGCTCGAGGGCTTCTGCGGCGCCGGCGGCGGGTTGTGCTTCTCGTAATAGGCGGCAGCGGCAAACGGGTCGGCCACCTTGCGGTCGACCATGATCTGCTTGATCTTGTCGATGCCCTCGTCAGTGAACCCGCCGTCGACGCGGAGCTGGGTGAAGGCCGCCTCGAGCTTGGCGTCTTCCTCGCTGGTCTTGTGCCGCTCGAGGAACGAATCGAGCTTGTCGCCGATCGCCTTGATTTCCTCACGAATCGGCTCGTCGAAGTCATCACTGGCGATGAATTCGGGATGAATCTCCTTGATCGCCCGCTCGGTCTTGCGCTTGGTCTTGGGCGATCGCAGCAGTTCGTCGATCAGGGTTTGCGCCTTGCGCAGGCGGGCCAGCTCGACATCATCGACTTCGGCCATTGCTTAGCCCTTCGACGATACGTGAGAGATCGAGATCTCGGGGGCGGACGGCTTGGAGGGGTTTTGCGATTTGGGATCGCCGGCGAGAAACCCAAACAGCGAGGTGCGGGCGCCCCAGCCCATACCGCCGACGACTTCCGACGAAGCGCCGGGCACCTTGACGATCTGCGGATCGGTTTCGATGATCCGGTTGTAGGTAGGATTGGGCCAACGAGCCATTGTCTTGTCTCCTTCAATTGGCAGCAGGCGCGCCGCCGGCTGGAGGGGGCGGTGACGCGCCTGCGCCGCCTGCGCCACCCATGGAACGCATGACCGATTGCATCATGGAATCTTGCTGGGCAGTTCGTTGCAGATTGCGCAATGCGGTCTGCTGCACGCCCGGCACCTCGTCCGAGGGCGAGACGTGCTTGGAAATCTTGCCGATCGCGTCGTACACCGCCTTGTACGGGTCGGACCCGGGCGGCAGGTTCGGCAGTACCGAAGTGAGAAGCTTCAGCGCCTCGCGCACCTGGGCCAGCGCATTGGCGCTCGTGCCCGGTGAGCCGGTCGGAACACCGACCGGGCTCGCCCCCATGGGAGGCTGCCCGGTCAATGAAGGTGCAGCAGAATCAGGCACGGGGTCTCCCGCGCCGGATGAAGCGGGTTACTTCCGACGACCCCGCTTGTGCTTCCGACGTCGCGCCATCTCGTTCTCTCCTGGTTTGTGCGCCGCTGGGATCGAGTTTACCGCGGCACTAGAGCGCCTCAACCCCCCAAGGGTTGACGCATCGCGCGAACGTAGACGTACATATAGTTGAAAGTCAAGCAGGTTTCTTCTTGCCGCCCTTTTGCAGCAGCTCAGGGTGCTTCGCGATCAGCTCGGCTTGCGCCTTCGCCTTGGCCCGCGCCTTCATTATCAGGTGATCCTCGTGCGGCGGATGCACCATGGCGATCGTGTCCTCGTCGTCGATCACGCCGAGCTTCTTCAGGCCCACCGCCAGATTGCGGTTGTCCTCCTGGAATGCCGGCGATGACGAATGGCTGTCTATTGCGGTGCGGTAGTTCTCCGGCAACTGCGACAGGACGAACTCCTGCTTGCCCTCGGTCATGCGCACTTCCGCATCCTTGGCCGCGAGCAGCTTCAGGCTGTACTCGCCGTATTCCACCGCCTGGCGCTCGACCAGCAACGCCCGATCTCTCATGCGCGGCGATGAGTTACGGGCGAGAGTTTGCGCTTGCGCCTGACTGCGCACGCCCTGATCGCCCATTCCCATCATGATCGGGGTGAATCCTGCAACATCGTCAAAGTATTGTATCGTCGAGTTGATCCTCTCGATGAGAAGTTCCGGCGGTACCTCAGGTGACAACGTTTCGATCTTACCGTTTGGATCTGTTTCAGAAATCATAGATCCGGGCACACGCAGCGCATTGTACTTCTCCTGGGTCATGCCGGTAAAGCCGATGAAGGCTCGCGGAGGATCGGCTTTCAGTGCAGTGACTTCCTGCAATCTTTTCATCTGGGAATTCAACAATTCCTGAAGCTTGTACACCGCTGCGATCTCGGACAGGCCCCAGAAATAGCCATCCACCTCGTTCGGGCACACCTTGGTATAGGGTTGCTCGCCCTTGACCCCCGACAGGTTGCGGCGACGCTCGGCGCCCTCGATCACCACGTCCTCGACCATGCGAATCGTCGTGTAATCCTGCCGCTCGTCGTCGACCACCCACAGTTCTTCGAGGCGCACCAGTCGGCTCGCCACCTCGGGCGCCAGCATGGGCCGCGGCACGCTGGAGAAGTTGACCATGGCGTTGCCGGCCGATTGCGTGGTTGACACCGGCGCGGTGCCGCCGACCACGATCTGCATCAGGTAGTTGTCCGCGGTCGGATCGTCGTCTTCCTTCGCTTTCAAGGTCTGCGCGACCGAGCGCATCAACTCGCGCCGATTCGGGTGCTCGGCGATGGTGCGCGAGAACGCCGCTCGCGTCATATAGGTGGTCTCGACAAAGGCGTCCTGCCGGTCGAGATCGCTGATGTCCTCGCGCAGCACGGCGAACATTTCCGGCTGCACCAGCCACGGTTCGAGCCCCTCGTGGCCCCACAATTGCTTGACCAGCGCGCACCCCTTGACCAATCCCCAGTTGACGGCGGCGGCAAAAGTGAGATCGCAATTGCAACGGTGGAATTCCCGATTAAGGTGACGGCCGGCGGCGTCGAGGATATCGAGCGACTTGGGATCTTCGGCCGGATCACCCTCAAGAGAAAAGCGCGCGTCAGTCGGGGAAAAGAGGAACGAGGCGAGGCGATCGATATGGGAGAAGGTGCGATTGTAGACGGCGGAAGACCCGTCGTTGGTGCCGCCATAGTAGTACATGACCCACAGGCGGTTGAGATCCCGGCGCGCTTCGACGCTGGCCTTGCATTCGTCGATCAGATCCTTGGCCCACGGGCCGATGTTACGGCGCGGCAGTCGCATGATTGCCCTCTGGCATTACGATCGCGCAACCCGTGTTGCGTCAATGGACTGTGTACACCCGTTCCACCGATAGATCAAAAGGAAGATCGTCCATGACCCTGTTGCTGAAGGAAACCAAGCAAACACCTCACCCGCTTGAGGAAATTCTCGGATTCTCGCTGCCCCCGCCGGGATCTCCTCTGCGTCTGCGCGGCCGCAATTACTCCATGCACGGCGGGATCTTGCGCGCTTGGGGCCTGGTCGACCGGCGCCTGTCAGACACCTCGAGCTTCTATGACCGGCACTGGAAAACGCCGGGCGCCTACGACGGAGAGGCGAGCGATCGGTTCCAGCGCGAGGTGTTCGCCGACATGTTCCCGATCGAGGACCGGCCAGAGATCCCCGACAGTTCCCGGGTGCTCGATGTCGGCTGCGGGTCCGGCGTGGCGGGACGGGCATTTTTCCACAGCAATTTTTCTTCCCTGACCTACATCGGTCTCGACATGTCGGGAGCGATCGACCAGGCGCGCGACGATTTCGAGCGGCACGACCTGCCCGTCGGGCTGGTGCAGTGCGAGGCCGAAGCGATGCCGTTCGCCGATGCATCGTTTGACGTCGTGTTCTGCCCCGGCGTCCTGCACTACTCGCTCGACATGCACGTGACGATTCAGGAATGCCGGCGCGTCCTGAAGAAGGAAGGTCTGTTCATCACCTGGGTTTACACGGAACAGAAGCCGATCCGGAAGCTCACCGACGATTACCTGCGATCGGTAATCTCCAACATGCCGCCGGAGGCCGGATTTGAAGCTACCAAGGCGCTCACCATGCTCGGGATCGCGCTCGGCCAGATCGAGGAACCGCTGGTCATCCCGCACGATATCGACTGTCTCGGGATCAAGGCGGGACGCTACAATCTACAGCGGTTTTTCTACTACCACATCATGAAATTATTCTATAACGCGGAGCTGCCGCTGGTCCGGCATGTGGTAAACAACTGGAATGCCTACTCACCGAAGCACGTCACGTTTCTGCCGGCACAGAAAATCCGCGAATACCTGGACGACTTCGAACCTCTGCTGTGGAAGGAGGGCGGCAACGGCGTGGCCGCGATCATGGTCAACGGCCGATCGGGCTAGGCCCGCGCCACCACGTTGATCTTCATCGGCATCCGGCCCGCCTTCCCGGCGTCGTGCAACAGCTTCATGGGGTTGAGGCCTGCGGCGTTGACCTCCGCCATGGATTGCTTAGCCAGATTCACACCGTGCTGAAGCACCTCGGCGCCCGTGCCACTGGGATTGCCGCCACCCCAGAACTGGGTCGCCATGTTCTTCTGCTCGTCACTCATGGGCGTGCCCATCGCCTGCGCAGCCTCGGATAGCTGCTGGATCTCGGCATTGCGCGCGGTTGCGGTCTTCTCCGGCACGATCGCCGCGATGTCCCCTTCCCGCTGGTTGTCGCGGAAATTGGACATGCCGAAGTCCTGCTCGAGGATCTGCTGCGTCACATCCATGGCCTTGGACTTGGTGCCGGTGATCGCGAACATGCCGGGCCGCCACTCGAGCACCTTGGCGCACCGCGGGCAGTCGGGATCGGGATCGCTGCTCTCACAGGTGACCTCGAATTCCTGCCGGCACTCCAGGCATTCGTAGGTGCGACGGATCATGGCTTCACAGTTTCCATGGTCCGCCGGCACGCACCTCTTGCACCAGAACGTCGCGGATCGCCTGCTCGAGGTACAGTCTGGCCGATGGACCATTGAGAATGATCCAGCCCTCGCGCAGTGCCCGGTCGATCACCTGTTGCGCGCGATCGCAGACTATCAGCTCACGGCCCTCGGCAGGACCGAAGCGGTCGGTCTCCATGGATGAAGCCTCGTAGATCTCGCCCGTCATGTGATGACTCCTCCTTCTCTCCAGGCCAGTCGAAAGGCTTCATCCGCCTTTTGCAGTTGCTTGCCGCGAAAGAAATCCCCGACAACGTGCGCCATCATGGTGGCCTGCGGCGACGCCGCCTGTGCGCGCTCGTGCTCCTGCGCCACCGCGAACGTCATTCCGCTGGCGATCAGGCTCACCCGAATCCGATCGATGTAGGCCTTGTTGGCCAACCCCATGGCGAAGGTGCGATCGTCCTTGTGCCGGCCCGACGCCGCTATGTTGTTCCCGTCCTGCACCACCTTCTCCATCTCGCGCAGCAGGTGGATCGACCTCAGCTCCATGATGTTGAGCGAGTAGTTGTCGCGCAACTCGTTGAGCATGGTCAACTTCGTGTTGTTGGTGGTGACGAAGTTGTACATGTAATTTCCCGCCATCGAGTCGGGCCGATGGTAGAGATACCAGCGCACGCAATCGAAAATCTCCTGCATCCCGAGATTCTTCGCCACCGCCCTGAGCTGCCCGAACTCGAGCAATTGCTTGAGGTGCTTCAGCTCGTTCATCAGGGCCATGCCCGGGCCCTGGATCTCGGCATTGATGATGCAGTTCTTGTAGGCGCCGGCCAGGTGCGCCATCACCCACGCGAGCTGCCGCGTCTCCGGGTTCGACGTCGCATATTCGGCAACCTGCACCACCTTGTCGGAATAGCAGCGGATCACCTCGATCGCGTGATTGTCCTTCTCGTCCTCGCCGCGCCCATAGGCCGGGTCGACCCCCATGGCATAGACCCCATGCACGCTGGGCTCTTCCCAGATGCGGAGCTCAGCCTCGTTCGGCCGCGTCACCTGCTCGATCTCGGTCGCGAGGAAATTCTCGCCCATGTGGTAGCGATAGCCCTTGAACGCAGTCTTCGCCTCCTTGACGTACTTGATGTTGTCGGCCAGCCGCCGCAGGGGAAAGAAGCTCGTGCCCGAGAGGATGAAAGCCTGATCCTCGGTCCACGGATAGTTCTGGTTCATCAGGTCGGCATTGGGCAATTTCGCCGTCCGGTACCAGCGATGCCAGGCAATCTGGCCCGTCGTGATCTCCACCCCGTACCGCTGCTTCACCTCGGTGCACAGACGGATTTCCTCGTCGTCCATCTGCCCATCCCAGTACTTGTCGTACTCCTGCGTGCCGAGCTGGAACGAGTAATCCTCCTTCTGATGCCACCCGATGAAGAACGCTTTCTGCGTCAGCGCGTCCTCGCGCGCTTCCTGGTACATGTCATGCCAGTCGTTGTACCCATGCGCCGTCGACTCCCAGATGTACAGCCGATCCGGATGCTTCTGCGCCAGCGACGCGGTGAGCGACGCTATTCCTTCGTGGGAGGCCCAGCTTCCGATCTCGGTAGCATGGAGAAAATTGATTGCTCGGGACTGGCCGAGCGTGGTGTTGCCGCGTTTCGTTCCCGCAACCAGGTAATCGAGGCAACTCCCATTATTGAGTTCAAGCATGTTTCGGTTATGACGGCGGATTCCCACGCGTAGACCATGTGGGAGCGACTCGATGTATTGCTCGATGAGGACACGAAACTTCTCCCTGTTGGGCTCGGTGTCGGTCACCAGAGCGCCTTGCAGCTTCTCGTGCACGGTGAGCCAGAACACATCGATCGCCAGGCTGACCGTCGACATGCCGAGCTGGCGTGCTTTGAGGCACTTGAAGTCATGAATGCCGCGGTCGAGCCCCTCGCAGATTTCCTCGAGGAAAACCTTCTGCGACCGATACAATATCTGCGACAGCGGTTGCCTCTGGTGCCCCTCCAGCTCCTTGGAGCTGATCGACATGTAGGTAGTGAACTCGAGAAACAGCGGCAGCCATTTCTGATTGCTCGCCAGGCTGACGTCGGGCAGCCGCGGATCACGGTGATGCGGGTTAACTTTGCGAGGTGGCGCCATGCAGATTTGTCATCGTGGATTTTGCGCCATCCAGATGGCCGTCTCGGTCATGCAGAGACCGATTCCAAGCGCAAGCATAAGCAGCCCGAGAATGATGAGCGACATGCCCACATGCTGCATCCAACCAAGAACTTCACTGGTCATCTCGCCCTCCATTCCCTGTGTCGTCGCCAGTTGTACCGATGCCCGTAGCCGCACGACTTCACCAAACCACGCCGCAGATTGTCACCCGACTTCCAAACATGCGCACCACAATCACACCGGCACAGCCACAAAACCAAGCCCGCATGATCCGTTCGATTGAAATGCGTCACCCGCAAATACCCGATCCGACGTCCTGCCATCTGCGCCTTGATGAACGGCGGGTTCTTCGACTCATCAGTCACGTCAATTTCCCGAGCCGATCCATCAATTCCGCTGATACTTACGAGAGCAACGTCACATATCACCAAAAACTGCCCCCTGTACAGCCCCAGGCAAGGACATTCCCAGAAAATCCTTGGGGCGGGGTACGGATGGGGTCTCGACATTTCTCGCCGCTCAGTCCCATCGACTGGCCGCGGCCCCAGGAAACCCACCGGCGCCCCGGTCCCAGGGCATCAGCCACCTAACCCCCTGAGATCACAGCATATTGCTGCGCCTGCTCACACGTTCGCATAATCCTATTTATGGAACATTTGTCTGATTAGCTAATGATATCAATGAGCTAGGTTTCACGTGCAGCGCAGTTCTTGCACCAAAAGCACACGTCATCAGCACGGCAGAGCAACCGGTGTGCAGCGATCGCGGCCAAGCTCGAGCTGGCGAACCGTGCGGGAGCAAATCACCTCTGCTCTCTTGCCGCTCATCTGGAGCTCAATCGGATGGGCAAATCACACTGCTCGCTTGGCGAGGCTTTCGTCCACTGGCCAGTAGTAGCCGCAGCTGGGAACGCTGATACTGTTGTCGGGTGGCGCGTCGTAGATGGGGAATCTGAAGTGGGGGCGATGCAGCTGTGGGCTTGGGATCATGCCGAGTTGTTGGGCGAGTTCCTCGGAGCAGTGCAGGTGCCAGATCATGTGGGCCAGATGGGCGCCCTCGGTAGGGTTGTGGGTTGGGCACTACCGAGGGCTTGAGAGCCGGGCGGCTGTGACCGGCTGTGGGGTGTGCAGGACAGCTGCAGGACAGCCTTAGGGATGCTGTAGGGTACGGTTGCTGCCTGCTTGTGAGCCGCGCGCGAGTCTGTGGGTAGGAATTTGTTACCTGTCAAGAGGGGTGCTAGTGTGTTGATTTCGTTGGTGAACATTATGTCTTTTGCGAAAATGTTCCATAATATATTAGGGCATTTGTGCCTTAATTGGGCGCCGGCGCTGCGATCAGGCCCGAGAGCACCTTGCGACGAGTCAACATCTTCTGTCCTCCATTGTCCCGATAGTGCCCTAGCGAAATATTTTGCCTTTGTCGATATCTCCTATTGACTGGTGATCGATAGTATGCGATATCTCTTTCCCTCAGATGGAGGACACCGCCGATGACACGCACGCGCCGCCGAATCGTCACTCGCTGGGAACGCGTTCATGCCCCTGACGGCTACGATTCAACCCATTTCGGCCGACTCGAAATTACGACACGGCAGCCTGCCGTGGGTTCTGGGTGGACTAAATGCGTGGTCGACGTATCGACGCCGCACCTTGTCTACATCAGCAAGGAAGCTTGGTAAATCACTCGCCACAACGGAGGACACCATGAAATACGCTTCACTAGGTTCTGTCTCGACTGCCACTCTGCGGGACGATGACTTGCTTGACGCTTTCGCGGACACTCTCGAATGGTGCGTGCAGGACAACGCAGAAGAATGGTGCTCGGACGACAGGCGCAAAGAACGTGACGCCTACCTCAAGATAGTGCGGGACGCACGTGAATTATGCGATGAGGACGATAACTTCTCTGATCCGGATGACATCGCGTCCGATCTAATCGAAGAGCTTTCCGACGCTTTGCAAAACTTCGCTCCGCCCTACTGCTATTTCGGCACACACGAAGGCGATGGTGCGGATTTTGGGTTCTGGCCATCACATGACTCGATCGAAGAATTGCCGCACGTCGAAGACTCGGACGGCGCCAAGGCCCTCGGAGAAGACTGCAAATTCGTCAATGACCATGGCAATGTGACCGTGTTCGGTAGCGACGGTTCCATCCTTCTCGAATTGGTGTGATCGCAGTCGATAGCGCTTCCGAGCGCTATCAGCGGCGACCACTCGCCAACATGGAGGACACCACCATGATGAAATTCGAAGTAGGTAAATCCTACGAAACTCGATCAATCGCAGATTGGGAATGCATTTTCTCGTTTACGATACTCGATCGAACGGACAAGACAATCACAACTATCGCTCATGGCAAGCGCGTCAAGCGTGGCCTAAAGACCGTCGATGGAGTCGAGCAATTCAAGCCGTTCGGCTCGTATTCAATGTGCCCCATCATCCGCGCCAACAAGGAACGGGCCTGAACCATGTCCTGGATGACCGACAACGCGGACCAATTGCGCGAGCAAGCTCAGGTCCGCCGCAATCGCGGCCAGCACGTAGGCAAGTCCGCCAAGGGCTGGGACGTCAAGCGGCCCGATCCGACCGACGACCTGGAACTCTTGCGCTCCAGACTGAAAGCAGTTTTCCACGACCACTGGTTAGGCGTGGCCGCGGATTACGAGTGGAACAAGCTACCCGACGACTGCAAAATCCCGTTCTGATGGAGGATGACATGTGTCAATTCTGCCAAGATAAGCGCTATGTGATATCCGAGAGAGATGACGGCCGACTGGCAATTGAACGCTGTGACGCTTGTTCGTCCACAGACAGCGAAAGACCGATCAGCGATTGCGATGCTTCTCTACTTGCGAGAGCCAACGGCATTCGCTGCGAGACGAATTACCCGCACTATTTGATCGGACGAAAGCAGTAAGCCGTGGCCATCAACCTGACGATCGATGAAATCCGATCGGGCACCGTGCGGCAGGGAAACCTGCCGTGCGTGCCGCCGGAAACCGCCAAGGCCCGCACTCAATTGCTGGCCGATGCCAAGCTTTTGTCCAAGCGCTTACAGCAACCCTGCGATCTCGGCCTGTTCAGCTCCGAACGCAATCAACTCAACCTGTTCTGATGGAGAATCACCATGGACGCTAGATACGACTACGCTTCATTCAGGAAGCGATGTGATGCAGAAAGCTACCTTGAGCACATGTTTGCGTCGGGTCTCGTCTCCGAGTGTGAGAATCCGCAAATAGAGCGACGCGGATTCGGAGTGAGTCGACGATATGTACTCACCCTGCCGGCGGCACAGCCATGATCCGCGATTGCATCGACGGTGTGCTGTTCATCATGGCCGCATTAGCGCTCGTCCGGTTGCTCGGCATGCTGTCAGTCATCCAGTAGCGGCGCCCCCTCGTAGATGGTCCCATGGGCGAGATGGTCCGCCGTCTCGCCAAGTTTCTTGGCGTAGAGCTCGCGCAGGTCGGCCGCGGTGGGGGCGTGGTACGCGCGAGCGGACTGACCCACCGTCCGCATAGCCGACGCGCGGCGCCAATCGGCTCGCCCGGCGGCCACGTCCTCGGCAAACTCGGCTAACCCATCACCATGCCGGGCCGCCGCTTGGCAGACGTCGATGGCGTCCCATCCAGGCGGAATCACGGTAAGGCGGTAATGCTCCATCAGGCCTACGCGCGTGGCGCGAGTCGTCAGGGGCACGCCGAAGTTATCCCCAGGTTTTCCGCCGATGGGATACGGCTTGCTGTGCCGGGCGGCCTTGTCAGCCGACTGGGACCACGAGGTGAGGTGCTCCCTACGCGCGTCGCAAAATGCCACCAGCGTGGCCGGCGTGGGCAGGAAATGGCTGGTCCGCGCCACCCCTTTCGTCACGTCACAGCACTCTTGGGCCACCATACGCGGATATTCGACCAAGACGGCGGCGAGCGCCCCGATATAGGACTTCTCTTGTCCGCCCCCGTTCGGGTAGCAGGCGATGAGCTGACCGATCAGTTCAACGGCCTCCGAAAAGATCAGGCGATCGGCCAATGCCCGCCGCAGATTCGCGCGCGCGTATTTCGTCGGCAAGTTCTCCGGCGATCTCGAGGGCGCTTCGTTTCCCGTTGATTCCGTGCCCATTTCGTCCATTCCCGTACCTTTCCATCGCGTTGCGGCACCAATTGTTCCAGTTCAGCGACCAATTCGTCGATGTGGCCCTCGCCCCCACGCGCGCGCGCCAGTAGTCGCGGAACTTCTCGCCCTCGGTCTGGATCTGCCTCTCGCTCAGCCCAATGGCCAACGCGCGATCCTGATCAGCCAGCGAAGGCATCCAGTCCTCGGGCAGCCTGGTTCCCCGGGCCCCCCTACGCGCATGCGTGAGATCATCGTCACCTGTCAGCACGTCAGCCATGACACGCTTACGCGCCCTATGTTTTTGTTGGCTTTTTCGGTTTGTCTCCCGGCGCGCTGCCGCTCTTTCCTGCTGTTCGAGCTCCAAAATCTTCACGATCTCCGCATCGCTCAATCCGCCGGCGCGCAGAACCCGAACGTCCATCATCGCGCGACCCCCTTGTTTGTGTGAGAACCCGCAGCCTGCACCCGCCCACGCGCAACGCGCAACACCGATTCGTACTTAGATCCCTGCTTTCTTCCTTGCTTCTCTGGAGTCTGCTCATTGAGAGGTCGGAGCTTTTGAGGCATAGGAAGTCCGGCCCCACGCGCATGCGGGGTCGGTCCTCCCCCTCAACGATCACCCTGCTCACCGAGCCGGCCGTCGCCTCGAGGCCCGGATCTTGGGGACAGCCCCGATCCGATCGGCACCTACTTCCAGGGCCCTCTGCCGCCCTGCTGGCGTCCCTCGTGCCTTGCGGACCGGGACTCGATCTTTGCCAGGCCCCCGGTAGATCGCTCACAGGCGCGCGCCCCGGTGTCCGTAGGCGTCGACACGCGCCGCGGTCAGGGTCAGGATCCGATTTGGATTTGGCTGGGGTTGACGTACGGGCCGCTGGAGTGCATATCAGGGCCGTAGGCGTCGTCCGGCGAGCCAAAGCACGGACAATCGGTGCCCACCCCCTGACCACGCGGGTGGGCATCACCTTTTTAGGCTTCACTCCGCGTCCTTGTCAAACGCCCTGATGATGAGTGAATGATTGCCGGTCTTGCCCATCGCCTTTGAAAACCACGCCACTCAGGCGATGGTCGATACTTTTCCTGCGATGAAGTTTCTGGCGACCACAACATTGCCATTGGCGTGAATCCGATTGAGAGCATCTGTTGCAATCTGATCTCGGCAAGCTCGAAGGTGTCTTTCGGGTATCCAATCAAAACATAAACGCGCATCCGATGCGATTCAGCCGTAAAACCCGCAGCAAGCAGACGTTTACTGGCGCTTTCAAGTGTTTCAAATACGTCGCCCGGATCATAGGCCCAAAACATATTTGGACGCGGTCGCAGGCTGGCGAGCAGATCGACTTGATAATCCTGAAGTGACAGCGCCTCAAGCCCTCCGGTGAATTCCACACGACGCTTTTGCTGTCGCAGCATGGAAAAAACAGCCTCAACATGGGGGCGAGGACATGCGAGAAGATTGTCATCAAGAATGTTCCAGCCATCAATGATCGGAAGCAAGCGCGGCACAGGATCGCGCTTCCATACCGAACAAAACCAACATCGGCGCGGGCATCCTCGGGACGTAAAGATGTATCCCGGCTTGATGTAGCGACCCGGCACAAATTCATTTCCCCGATCGCCATAGGCGACACCACCGATCTTGACCGCCGCGACATACTTCCATTGTTCGGCCAACCGTTCGGCGAGAGGTTTATCATTGGTGAATGTCACAGACACATGTACTTCGTCCGCTTCGGCGAACAAGTCGGGTGGACCAAAATAGGAAAGAGTATCGTCCGGCGTTGCCTTAGTTTTGCGCGGGAATACGCGGATCAATCTCATTTCTATTCCCAGCTTATGCGGTGTATAGTCGCCGGCCCTTGCTGGCCAAGCTCCCAGACGAACCAGGCGAACGCCATGCCGCTGGTCGACAGCCGGCCGGTCCATCCGTTGCGGTGCATCATGGGCAGGCGCTTCCTGAACACGTACACGCGCGCCAGCAGTCCGTTGTCGAGGATATCGCTGCGGCGCTCGCTTTCGAGGAACGCCAGCCGCAGCAGCATGATGACCTTGGGGATGCCCAGTCTGAGCGCATGCGCCACAAACTGGTCCGCCAGCTTGAACGGCGGATTGGTGACGATCGCACCGATGGCGAACGACGGAGGGCACTCCATCAGGAAGTCCACGCGCGATTCCGAATCGGGGCATTTGTAATCGACCAGATCGGTCGCATAGACCATGTGGCCGTAGGATCGCAGCACGTTGACGATGCGACCAGGACCACAGGCGCATTCCCATATCACCCGTGGCAGCCGCTCGGCGCGAATCAGCGCATGGACCGCGACGTCCGGGGTCTCGTAGAGATCCATCCCACGCTCTTTGAGTGCGTGACGGCCCGACTGGGCGCCGTGGTCTAGTCCCGTCATCGGACGGTCCCCGGAATGTCTGGCTGAATTGTTCGCGTGCGCCCAGCCTTCCTCATTTCTCTGTGGTACTTGTCCGAATCGTGTCGATGCGATCACCGAAGTATTCTCCCATCTTATCGCGAAGTTCATCAGATGCTTGTGGCATTGAAATGCCTCTTCAGTTCATCGGTGAGTTCTTTACTCGGTGGATCTTTGGCGTAGTTGGTCTCCCGCCACCATCGCTGGCGAAGGGGGAGAGGAAGCTGGCGCCAGTGCTCTGGGCAGATGTTGTTGCCACACTCGCGACCGCAGACGAGGCATCTTGGCATGGAAAACTTCGTCATTCAAACCTCGCTGTGAGATAACCAAATCGGTCGCGGATAATTGCAGCCGCCCTCGATCGCAGACCTGGCGTGATGTTAGTCTGCTTGCCAAAATTGCGGCCATCCGGCCCAGGAGTCATCATTATTGCCACGCCAATTTCAAACCTCCACGATCTTGATTCCATACTGGGCCTCGACGAGCTTCTTTTTCAGCTTGTACAGCGGCGTGCGGACGCCCTTCACATCTTCGATAACCGGCCGAATAGGCTTCGTAATATGATACCTAAAGTCGGCGACATAGGTGCAGATATAGTGGCCGTTAATTTCGATGGGAAACCGCGGCTGTAGTTCTATTTCGGTAATCTCCCGTCCCTTCATCAACAACAGCAGTTCAGAATATCGCTTCGCCTCCTTCTTGCTTGCAAAGCGGATGCCGTCGACAATGGTGGGCTCGGCGCGGTACTTGTGGGGCTTGGAGATAGCTAAGATCATAGCGTCCTCGTATCTATCCACCAAGCGATAAAGAAGGTGATCGGAGCGTCAGATCGCTTGTCGGGGCTCAAGATTTGGCCGCACACTATCGGATCAGCTCCGCGACGAGCAGGCAGCACCCCGAGCTGATCGAACAACTTCAACTCCAACGCCTTGTCGGTTGCCTCACGGATTTCCGCCCGCGCGAGCTTGAAGGGAAAGTCGACGTCCCTGAAGTTGTCCGCATAATAGCGCGTCACTTGCTTTCCATCGTCCGTGACATCCCCATAGGAGGCCTGTATCGGCTGGTCACTGACATAGCGTCCATGGCCAGCAGGCAAGATTTGCGCAGACTGTAGCCGCCGATCAAACTTATACTTTCCATCCCGCGGTATCGGGTTCGTGCGCTTTGTCCTGATCGCGAAAATATCGATCGGGAACGGAGGAACGATATAGTAGCCGTGTTCCAGGGCCATTTTGATCTTGCGATAGAAGTCTATACGCCGTCCGATCTTGGCAAGCTGATTGCGCCATCCCTTCTGGTCCCACTTTTTCTGCTGATGAAGAGCTAATTGCTCGTTTGCTTCAGCACTCTCATTCTTGAGAGATTGGATTTTGCGTGCAGCCCACAGAATCAGCGAACGCTGACCGGCCTCCATATCCTTTGGGCTGGTTGCGATCACGGTGAAATCCATCGGCTCGTCGACGACAGTCGGTACGATCACGGCATTGGTGTTGCTCATTGCGTCCCTTCTTTCCATTGGCTGGCCTACGCTTAATCTCCCGGTCGATTGCCCAGATCGGCGCGGGTCTCGTTTTCATAACGTTCTCGATCGGGCGATGTAATCTGAGGCAATTTTTCTTGCCCGTCTTTCCATTTCGGAAGCGAGCATAGTTGCGGTGTCCTTGTCCGAAAAAAGCACGGATTGCCCAATGATGCCATCATCGGAGCGCATGGCGACTCTAAAGCCATCCTCTGTCGAGAGGATCACAATCTCTAGAACGAAAGTCTCATCGGTCATCGCTTCCTGCCTTTTCTTTTCTTACCGGAGAGCATCCCGAACAGGCGAATGTAGTGTTGTCGATACATCTCTTGTTCGGTCCACGTCATGCGGCAAACGGCATCCTGAATCGCCAGGAATTCGGTGTCGTCAATTCCCTCGAATTTGTGGGTCAACTTGGCCAGCATAAGCGGCCCGCAGTGAAGATATTTCGCAGACGGCTTAGGCATCATCAGCCGCGCCCCTTCTTTCCATTGACCCGTCGGTGCTTAATCTCCCGGTCGATTGCCCTGCGCAGCAGATCGGCGCGGGTCTCGTTTTCCTGCAATACCGCATCCATCCGCGCCATGGTGCCCTGAGGCAACCGCGCCGGCATTTGTTCCTCGTAAAGTTTTGGCCTGCCCAAATCGTCCTCCAGAATTTTTCGATATCGGTATTGACAGAGGCGACAATATCAGATATCACATCGTTGTCAACGTGAGATTGGTGGAACGGAGGACGGATGGAAAGTCGGGGCTCAAAATGCTAAATCTCACACATAGATGGCTCTTGGTGAAGATATGTCACCCCGCATCCGACAAACACGATCGACGCCTGGTGGTCGATAAGTGGTTCGACGCTTGCGAGCGCGAAATGGTCCGACTGTTCGGCGAACCGCAGAAGGACGAAAAATGAGCAATCCGCGCATAAACTGGAATGCGGTTGATCGCGAAGAAGATGAAATCTTGAGCGATCCGTCATTGTCAAATAAAGAAAAAAACAAGGCTGTTAACGATCTCTATCGCGAGCTGCGTGATGAATATCGTGAGCGTCGCATTCGACGAGGAGAATAAAATGACCGATCCATTCTCGACCGAGGCCCTTGTGGAGTGGCTGAGGAAACAGCCGGCAGAAGGCCTATACGACTATGGCGATCCATGCGAGTGCCTATTGGCTCAGTACATTCAAACGGTAGTTCGCGCTCCGATTTGCGTTAGCTCTCGTCATTGGTGTGTGGCAGAATCTGATGAGTTCATTACCGATAATAGCTTGCCTGCCGGATGGGACGATCTGTCGTTAGGTCCACCCGACACTATCGAAAATCATTTCTCATGGACCTTCGGTCAGGCCCTTGCCCGTGCCGAGGCTCTGCTGGCCAAGGAGAAATCACAATGACCACATGGATCAGCGACCAGAATGGCAACAGGTGCTCCGTCGAATATTGGGGCACTAAAGAGGACGCCCAGCGAGCACTTGATAGCCTCAAGAACTGCTCGGGCTGCTCGGACTGCTCGGGCTGCTCGGACTGCTCGGACTGCTCGGACTGCTCGGGCTGCTCGGGCTGCCGGGGCTGCTCGGGCTGCCGGGGCTGCCGGGGCTGCTCGGACTGCTCGGGCTGCTCGGGCTGCTCGGACTGCTCGGACTGCTCGGGCTGCTCGGACTGCTCGGACTGCTCGTACTGCTCGGGCTGC